GTTCGATCAAGCACAAATGTTGGAGGGTAGATTAGCATAATGGCATTACCAGATTATTTACAAGAAGCGGGAAAAGATTTTGCCAAACAATTAACAGCACAGACATCTGTAGAATTAGATCCAAGCAAATTTATGGGTCGTCAGTTTATTGCTGGTGAAGACCCATTACAAACACAAGCTATTAATCTTGCAACACAGGGCATAGGTTCTTTTCAACCGTTTCTAACATCAGCTCAACAAGCAATAACACAGGCCGGACAGGATGTTGGAGGACTTCAACAATTCATGGGCAGTGGAGCAGGGACCGGGGCTGGGTCAATACAAGATTTTACATCACCATTTCAACAACAGGTTATCGATGAATCACTAAGACAATTCGACGACTCAAGACAAGCAGGTTTACAAAATATTTCTGATATAGCAGTAGCACAAGGAGCGTTTGGCGGTGGCAGACAGGGTGCATTAGAAGGTCAGTTTTTAGCTGATACTGCATTAGGTAGAGCAGGACTTGAAGCACAATTAAGAGCACAGGGTTTTGCAGATGCAGCAGCAAGAAGACAAACAGCGTTTGGACAGCAACAACAATTAGCAGCTCAAAGAGCAGGATTAGCTGGTCAACAGTTTGGATTATCTAATTTTCAAAGACAGAATTTAGCTGGAGATGTAGCTAATTTAGGTCAACTTGGTGCATTTAGACAAGGATTAGATCAATCACGATTAGGTGCCGATCAACAAGTAGCACAGGCAACAGCATTTGAACCATTCCAAAGATTAGATAGATTTGGAGCAGGAATTACAAGTCTTGCTGGAGGAGTGGGAGGACCACAATTCCAAGCACCTGCAGCCCCTAGTCCACTAGCAACAGCTTTAGGAACTGCGATGGGTATCGGTGGACTGTTCGGTAAATTTAGATAGGAGGATATATGAAAAAAAATAAATCAACATTAGGAAGTAAACTTAAAACAGGTGCTAAAATAGCAGGAGGAACTGTTTTAACTGGTGGTGGAGCGGAATTTTTGTCTAATCTATTACCTCTTTTAGGTTTAAAGGATGGTGGTAGAGTTAGAGGATGTGGAATTGCTAAACGTGGATTTGGCAAAGCAATGAAAAGGAAAAAATGAGACCATTAAATAGACCAATGTTTAGATATGGTGGTCCTATTAAAGAAGGGATCATGGACGGCATGCGAGACAGAAAAGCTGCTCTTGTGGGTGACCCTATGTTCCCTAGCCAAGGTGGTAGAGGAATGTACTCTGAAAATTTAATTAGAGAAAATTTAAAACAATTAAGTTTATTTGACAAAATTAAACAAGCTGGAGGACAAACGGTATCAAATATTGCTAAAAAACCTTTGAGTGTTGCAAACCCTTTTAAAAAAGCAGGTATTGTATCTGGCTTTATAGGTAGAAATTTTGGAAAACTTAAAGATTTTGGTAGAAGACAATTAGGTAAATTAGATATGCCTCCAAAATTTAAATCTGCAGGTCCAGAATTTAAAGGAGCTGGAACAGCGGGTGGAGGAAGTATACCTACTACTATGTTTGA